GGTCAATATCCATTATTTCTTAACCGGATTTCCACCGGTTTTGTCTTTCGGTTTCTGTTTGCTGTTTGACATTTTAGCCCTCTTTCTGTTGGTTATTTCATTTACTCGGTAAGGAATACAGAAAACTCTCTTAAGATTATATCAGCTGAACCGCCTGATGCGGTGCCAATTCGCAAGCGTAAAAAGCCAGTAGCTACGCCGCTTGGCAAAACAAACTCTTCAGAGTCGGATTCAATAATAAATCCAGTGCCGGAAACTACATTGCTGATGACTCTTGATGCCTGCCCAAGATACACTAAAAACGCATTTGATGCTCCAACTACAGCAAACTCAAACTGATTCAACAGATCAGCTTGCTGTATTTCCGCCCTGACTCTCATTTTGGCTTTCCTGCCATAATATCCTGATGAGATATTAAAGTTCTGGTTCACTTCGTGCCGGTCGTTTGCCGTTGTGGAGCCAGAAACTAACATCCTCAGCTCGCTTTGGGTTTCTGTTGTTAGCTGGCTGAATGCCAATGCCTGAGTACCGCCAGTTCTGCCTACTGTAACGCCTTGCGGCACTGTGCCTGTAACGCCGTTTGAGCCGGAGCCAGTGCCGCCTGACCCCAAAAATAAAGGATTAGGATTGATTGCATATTGCTCAGATACTAACCCCCTTGAGTAACTTCTATTGCCGCTAAAAGCGCCGCTAGACGTGAGGGCGGAAATGATTGGTTTCGATGCCAGGCATGCGCCGTAAGGCATTAAGTGCAGGTTGTCAGTGTGAAATGCCTCTGTTTTTAACGCAGAGCTGCCAACGGCGTTTGCTGTAACCAGGTACGGGTATGCGTCCCAATAAATCACCCTGTCATTTTCTGCAGCGAAATCTCGCAGCAGGGAGCTGTAGTAGCTCATGGCGTCGTAAACAGGCTGACTCAAATCCGCGCGTGGGAATAATCCGCCAACAAAAACCGCATTAACCTTAGTTAGCATGCCTTCAATGGCAGCTTTAATCGCCAAAAACATAACGTCAGCTGCTGCATTATTGGCAGGTGTGTCATTTGTGCCAACAAGAACACAAATAAAATCAGGATTGCATAAGTTATATGCCTGAAGCCATCTTGATGCGACCCCTACAATAGAATCTCCAGAAATGCCCATTTTAAAAACATCTGCATTTATGGATAGCCGCGACCGCAAAACCTCGGCAAAAGCATTAAACCCGCCAAGCTGCAGATTTGTTTTTAAGGTGCCAAAAGATATTGTGTCAGTCCTTGCGATTGCCGGCTGTCCTTTTTTAAGAATCTTTACCAGCGCATACACACCTGAACTTGACTCTATTTTAAAGAATCCGCCGCCCGATACATCTACAGCCGAGCCAGCGCCTTCAGAGTTGTAGTTAAAAGACAAAAAGCCGTTTCCAGTTGTGCTTAATACGCCAGTCGCTGGAGTGCCTGATATTGGCTGCAACTGAACATCAGCAACCCACCCACTTAACTGCGACAAGCCAGATGAGTAAGTGTATGTAAGCCCAGTTGGCTCTAGCGGATTTGTACCGCTATCCGTCAAGCTGTCACCGATAAGCATCAGCCGCGCCTTTCTGGATTTCATTGATGTAAATGCCAAGTCAACCAATCCGTTGGCTGTATCTGCAACTTGTTGGCCTGTCGATGCCGTCGGATCGTTTACATTAGTGCCAGCAACTAATTTTTCAATACTCATATTAACCCCACAATTTCGAATTAACCGTTAACTTGCCGGACGCAATTAAGCGCCCCGCCTGAATAAATAATGGCTCAGCATTTGGTACTGAAGTATGCGTGACGATGTACGCTTTGCATCCAGCGCAGCCAGTGAGCGTTACAGAGCCTTTAAGCCACTCCCTAATGGAATGCAGCGGGATGGCCACTGAGGAGCCGCTAGCGACTGCAGAGAACGTTAAGCCGCCAGATAAATCAGCGTAGCCATATCCACGCACAAAGAAATTAGCCGGCGCAGTTGAGCCAGTGACTGTAGGCGTCTTTGCTGAGCCTGTGCCGTTTTCAATAACCAGGAATTGATTCCCGTCAGGCTGAAAAACAAAGCTATCAGTGCCGGTCAGCGTGGTGACAGGCAAGTCGACCGTGCCTTTAGCGTTGATACTTGTTTGCGTAATTAAAGCCATCAGCATTCCTCCGTTACGATTGTGCCATGTTTGCAGTCTGTGCGCCCGCCGCTTGTTGTAATGCTAAACGTCAGCTCAACACTACCAACCGCAACGCCAGTTACCCAAAAGAATACGCTGTTGCTGCTAATGGTCACAGTGCCGATGGTCACATTGCCATTTGATGCGGTAACTGGACAGCTGGCAATCGTTTCCGTGCCGAGCCAATCAGCATCAATCTGCACCTCGTATACGTCAATCTTGCCAACCTTCGCATTGCGGGGAAATCGCATGTTACGCCCCTTTTGTGATGGTCACAGAGGTGATTTGTGAAGTGCCGCCGGCAACGTAGCTTGTTGAGCTGACGATAACTTGAGCGCCACTCGTGCCTACAGTTAGCTGCTCAACATATGAGCCTGACGTAATGCGGGCAAATGTCGGTGTTTGCGTGCCTGAGCCGCCAATCGTTACATCTGCAATGGCGTTTGCTGACATGCTGCCAGATGATGCACCGGCAAAGCCTGCTAACGTGTGCGCAGCCAAAGCTGTATTGCCTGACAAAGCTGTATCAGCATTCGCCGGAGCTGTACCGCTGTAAATTGTCAATGTGCCGGTGCCAATTGCTGCGCCGTAGTCGTTCAGGATTTTGTTTCGTAAAGCAACGTTTGCTGACATGGTAAACCCTCAAAATTTGATTGTGCGCGAATCTTCAGTGAATTGGATCTTGCGCGGCAATTCCATAAACTCAATTGTACGTGATTTTTCGGCAAATGTAATTGTTGCCGGCAGCTCTTGGAATGCGATAACTCGCGGCAGCTCAGTGAATGATATTGTGCTGCCTTCTTGCGGCGCTATGCCGGCAATGCCACCGGTAACTGAAAAGCCGAAAGAGCCAATGTCAAAAGCTACCAATGCGCTGACAGGTGGTGCAATTGATTCTGCCAGCGCAGAGAAGCCAAACCCGCCAATGTCATAATTCACTGATGCCGATTTTGTCAGGCTGGCAATATCAGCTGTAACAGAGAATCCAAAAGCCCCAAGCTCTAGCGAAACTGAAGATTGCAGCACAGGCGCAGTGTTTGACGCTGTTACACCAATGCCGAATGAGCCTAAGTCAAAAGTCGCCGCAGCCGAAACGCCAGATACTGAATTTGATGCCGTTACGCTAAAGCCGAAAGCGCCAATATCGGCAGAGACTGACGCGCTAACCGCCGGCGCTGCATCTACAGCCGTTATTGCAAAGCCAAACGCGCCTAGGTCGTAGGTTGCTGTCGCCGTGACTTGCGGTGCAGTGTTTGTTGCCGAAATAGCAAATCCAAAAGACCCGACATCAAGAAGCACTGAAGCAGTTGATCCGCCCTCAGCCTCAAAGAAGTCATCAGCAATAAAGCGTGAGTTTGCAGGCTTCAGTAAATCCGAAGCCTGCAGCCGCCCTGTTGGTATCTGCCTGAAAAGGCTTTTCATTTTAGCCGTTCGCTATTTCAAACTGAACTTCAATCGCCCCGCTTGCTGTCGAGTCGGCGTAAACAACAAACCTGAATGCGGAGTCTGCGTAAACTTCTGGCATGCCTGTTTTGAGAAAGTCGTGAGCGTCGCCGTCGTTGTTGCTTCTGACGCGACCTTGCCATAGCCGGCGCATGACGTGGACGTTGAAAGTTCCGGCTGTTGCTGTCGCGCTTGTTACGGATTCAATCTTTTGTACGCCGGTGTCGCCCGATTGCAGGGGTAATAAAAACATCCGGCCAACCGTTGGCGCAATCCCAGGAGAAAAAGCGCCTGTAGTTCTTCCTGTCGTGCCATCTTGGTTTGTGTAAGTAACAGTTAGGTTTAAGTTACCTGTAAAAGCCGTCGCAGCCTCAAACCAGATTTCAAGACCCTTATAGTCAGCATTTGGCACTCTGCCGGCATAGCTTGGCTGCGATGCCAGTGTGGTTGATGCATTAAATGCGTAAGCGCCGGCACTAAACAGGCAGTCATAAAGACCAATGCGAGAAGCGACTGACGAGCCGAAAGTGACCTCTGACAAGTAGCCAGTCGCACCGCCGGCGAAAGCGTTGATAACCGGATAGCCTGCAACAGCATCAGTTGGCACGATGCCGTTAGCAGTGTTACCGACTGCCATAGTCCCAGATGGTGCGCCAGACACATCAAATACTGAAAACGGCATTGCCGCTATCGTAGTGCGCGAGCCTGTTTTTAAATATCCTACTAACTGCTTTGGTGCCGCGATGAGTTGGTCGAGTGATGTTATAGCCATGATGCGCCCTCAAATTTTGAACAGTTTAGCGCACAACGGACAAATAAAAAAGCCGCTATAAAGGCGGCTTCTTTGGCTTCTGCTTGCTGTTTGAATCTTCGCCGTCTTCTGGCGGGTCTTCTGGAATAGTTGGATCGCTCATATCAACCTCAGAAAGAAAGCGGGGCGAGCCCCGCAATTTATTAGCCTAACAGCAGCGCTGTATGGGCCGGCTTGATGTTTTTAACGCCCCATGCCAGCGCAATTTCGTAACGGATTTTGCGATAACCAGGATAAATCGACACTTCGAACGCCAGACCTGAGCGCGGGTCTTGAATTGTCATTACATCGATCGCCATGTCGCCTTCTTGCGGACGTTGCGGCATACGAGTCGCCAGAACGATTGCAGAGCGGTTGAACGCCATGTTGCGGGCTGATGTAGCGATAACAGTGATTGCGCGAGTAGCTGCAGACTGAGCCTTCAGCAAGCCCGGAGCTGCGATAGTGATTGAGTCACCAGAAGCAGGGTTAGCTCCAGCAAAAGACACTGATGTTACGACGTACTTGTTGGTATCGTTTGCCAGGGTGATCACATCACCAGCCGCAACAACGCCAGTACCAGCTGTTGCCAAAGGCAGAACAGTTTGACCGACTGTCAGCGCGGCGTTAGTGGTAGTGGCTGAAGCCATTGCGCCAGCAGTTTGAGTCACAACCTGTCCAGACTCGCGAACGTCCATACCTGCCAGAGTCTGGAAAACACCTTGACGCAGAATAGTTGCGTCGTAGTTTACAGAGCTGTTTGACTGCTTACCTAAGAAGATTGCGCCGGCAGACGTGTTAACAATCAGGTGATTATCCTGTACTGGTGCGCCGTTGTCTTTCAGAATCTTCATTGCCTGAGTTGCGTCAGTGAAGTCGCCGGCGGTGCCAAATGGAGTTGTACCAGCGGTGCCGTATGCGCGGCTGAATGTTGACTGCAGGCCGCACAGGTCTGCTTCAACTTCATTAACCAGCGTACGCATAGCCTGAGCCATTTGGTTTACTCGGATGTTGCCGTAGCCAACGCCACTGTTTAAGCCAACTTGCTCGTTACCTTCCCATGAGAATGGGACGGCTTTTGCTTTGTTGATTACGATTGCCACGTCGTCAATCACTTGGTCAGCAGCGGCAGGAACAGCCATTGCTGGTGTGATGCTTGAGCTGGTGTTTGTCGGCACGATTGGAACGCGAACAGATTGACCTTCAGCTGCACGGTCAACGCGAGCATCCATTGTCACAGCTGGAATCATACCAACCAATTCACGAGATACAACATCCAGCGCTGCGTACAGGTCTGGGATTAAGTCTGTTAATGTATTAGCCATTTTAAAGCCCTCAAGTATGTTAAGCGGTTAATGTGCCGCCAGATTGAACAAATTTCATTCGCTCAGTTGGGTTC